CGGGCCCGGCGTGGAGGCCGAGCGTCAGGCCGAGGCGATGGTGCAGCAGACCGGCTTGCCGGCGCCGCTCTGTGCGGTGCTGGCGCGGCTCGGGGTGCCGCTGGCGGAGGTCTCCGCCTATCTCGCGCCGACCCTGCGCGACCTCCTGCCCGACCCGCGCAGCCTGAAGGACATGGAGCCCGCCGCCGCGCGCTTCCTGCAGGCGGTGCAGCGCCGGCAGCGCATCGCCGTCTTTGCCGATTACGACGTCGACGGCGGCGCCTCGGCGGCGCTGCTGATCGACTGGCTGCGGCAGATGGGCCGGCCGGCGACGCTGTATGTGCCCGACCGCATCGATGAGGGCTATGGCCCCAATGCGCCGGCCATGGCGGCGCTGGCGCGCGATCATGACCTGATCGTCTGCGTCGATTGCGGCACGCTCTCGCATGAGGCCATCGCCGCCGCCAAGGGCGCCGATGTGGTGGTGCTCGACCATCACCTCGGCGGCGAGACGCTGCCCGACTGCGTGGCGGTGGTGAACCCCAACCGGCAGGACGAGGATGGCGCGCTGGCGCATCTCTGTGCCGCGGCGGTGGTCTTTCTGATGCTGGTGGAGGCCGGGCGGCAGCTGCGCGAGGCCGGCAGCCGCGGGCCGGACCTGATGGCCATGCTGGATCTGGTGGCGCTGGCCACCGTGGCCGATGTGGCGCCCCTGAAGGGCGTCAACCGCGCGCTGGTGCAGCAGGGGGTCAAGGTCATGGCGCGCCGCGACCGCCCGGGGCTGGTGGCGCTTAGTGACGTGGCGCGGCTGGAGCAGGCGCCCGCCTCCTATCACCTCGGCTTCGTGCTGGGGCCGCGGGTCAATGCCGGCGGCCGCATCGGGCAGGCCGATCTGGGGGCGCGGCTCCTGTCCTGCGACAGCCCGCATGAGGCGCAGGCGCTGGCCGAGCGGCTGGAGGCGCTGAACGCCGAGCGCCGCGAGGTCGAGGCGGCGGTGCGCGCCGCGGCGCTGGCGCAGGCCGAGGCACGCGGGCTCGACGCGCCGCTGGTCTGGGCGGCGGGCGAGGGCTGGCACCCCGGGGTGGTGGGCATCGTCGCCTCGCGCCTCAAGGAGGTCACCGGGCGCCCGGCGGTGGTGATCGGGCTGGAGGGTGCCGAGGGCAAGGGCTCGGGCCGCTCGGTGGCGGGCGTCGACCTTGGCGCCTCGGTGCAGCGGCTGGCCGCCGAGGGGCTGCTGATCAAGGGCGGCGGGCACCGCATGGCCGCCGGCCTCACCGTCGCCCGCGACCGCCTTGAGGCGGCGATGGAGCGGCTCTCGGCGCTGTTGCAGAAGCAGGGCGCGGGGCAGGGCGGTGCCGCCGATCTGCGCGTCGACGGGCTGCTGATGCCGGGCGCCGCGCAGGTGCCGCTGATCGAGGAACTGGAGCGCGCCGGCCCCTTCGGGCAGGGCGCTTCGGGGCCGCGCTTCGTGGTCCCCGATGCCGCCATCGCCTTTGCCAAGCAGGTCGGCAGCGGCCATCTCAAGATCAGCTGCACCGACGGGCTGGGGGCGCGGCTGGAGGGCATCTGCTTCGGCGCTTTCGACGGCCCGCTGGGCGCGGCGCTGAGCCAGCACGGCGGCGCTCGATTCCACCTCGCCGGGCGGCTGGAGATCAACGAGTGGAACGGGCGGCGCAGCGCGCAGCTGCGGCTGGAGGATGCGGCGCCGGCCTAAGACCACGCGGCAATGCCTTGCGGAGCCTTGTAAAAAAGGGGTTCGCGCGGCGCGGCGAAAAGAATTCAGAAAAAATCACCGAAGGTGCAAATTTCTGCTTGCAAGGGGGCGCATCAATCCGTAGAACCCGCCTCACGCCGCAGGGTTGGACAGACAGTCAGACACGCAGCGAAACACAGAGTGGCCCGTTCGTCTATCGGTTAGGACGCCAGGTTTTCAACCTGGAAAGAGGGGTTCGATTCCCCTACGGGCTGCCACTTCCTTATCTAACACATTGCTAGTCATGGGGCATTTCGTCCTTTCTGTCCAACTTGTCGGAAAGGTTGGACACGTTGCCTGCGTTGAGCTTGGCGAAACCGCTGTCGGCAAGGCGTGCCCGATTTGCTTTCTTGGTGTAGGCTGCCGCTTGCGTCGTGTCAGAATGCGCAAGGTAGGAGGCGATTTCCCATTCCGTCGCCCCAGCGTCCGCGAGGCGGGTGGCACCGGCCTTCCGCAGGCCATGAAGCGAGCCGGGAACACCGGCCTCGGCGCACCTGTCCCGAAACCAGTTGCCCAGCGATGCGACGGCATAAGGCTTGTCACTTTTGTCCTGCCTCACGAACAGCATCCGGTCAGTTGGAACGTGGCGCAGCTCTTCGGCCAGTTCCGGCAGAATCGGCATGTCGGCGGCAACAGCGGTCTTGTGCCTACGGTATGCGATCCGACCGGCCTTGACGTGCTGGTGACCGACTCGCGCCAGATCCTGCCGTGCCATGCCGGTGTTGAGGGCCAACAGCAGCACAAGCCGCGCTTTGGTGCCCGGCGCGTGGCGCTCGAGGAAGCGGCTCACCTCGGCGTCAGTCCAGGTGTGGAAGCCGTCCGGGTTCGTCTTCATGCGTTCGGCATGGCGCGCCGGATTCGGGCCGTTGTAGCCAAGCTTCTTGGCCGCGAAGTTAAACAGCATGGACAGGTTCTTCTTGACCGTGTTCGCGGCAGTCGGGCCTTTCTTCTTCGACATTAAGGCTTCGATGTGCCGGACTTCCAGCCGCTCGAATTGGTACTTACCCGCCTCTTTCCGCAGCCAATCCAGTTCGAGGCGGATCGTGCGCTTGCGGCTGTCGGAAAGGTTCTGAAAGCGAAGGCTGCGCAGATACTGCTCAATCAGCCATGCCAGTGTCCCGGCAAGTGCCGTCGATGTGCTGGCAGCCTTGGACCCGGCAAGTGCAGCCTCATAGGCCGCGAGAAACTCGGGTGATCCGTAGGGGCCGGGGATGTTGGTGCGAAAGTCGCCGCGCTCAAACTTCCAATAGATGCGCCCTTTGACCACGTTCTTGCGAACGCCGGGATAGGGGTTCTTGCGCCGCGTCATTTCAGCAGCTCATCGGGATCGGGGCCAGCGGCCTGAACCAACGCACCTTCGGGGAACACGACAACCCGACCCGTGGCGTGATCGACCTCGACCTTGCCGATCCGCAGGCCAGCTGACAGGGCCGCTTGCAGGGTGCGCTTGATTTCAGCCTGTGTCACCGAGGCGGGGCGGGCGCTCATGACTCCACCGCATCGAAGCCTGCAACGGAATATGCGACCCGCAACATGGTCGGAGCCGTAAGGAAGCCTTTGATTTGCAGTTGCTCGGGTTCGCGCGTCGAATAGAGGCGGCTGACTTCCTCCGCGGTGCCGTCGAAAACAGCCGTACCATCGCGGAACGTCAGGTACACGTTGCGCATGGGGCGGTTCAGCTCAATGGATTTCATGAAGGCGGAGAAGATGCCTTTCGTCGTGAAGAACTCTGTCAAAGCCTCTTCGAGGGTCGCCGCGTAGTTTTCCTGATTGGACAGAGGGGTGTCCCCGTCACTCATGCTGGGATTGTAGGTCAGAGCGCTAAAGGTCTCCACGGCCTCAACAGCGCGCGCGGGCATGTTTGTCGCCAGCAGGGCAATCGTTAGGATTGCCGCATCGCGAGCTGTCATGTCCGGCGCGTTCAGGCCGCGCGCTCCGGTGGTCAGCAAGCCAGCCTCGCGCAGGAGGCGGGCAAATGCCCGGACTGTCTTCGCCTCGACACGGTAGGCGTCGGCAATCGCTTGTATGAAGGGTCCGCTTTTCATTCTTAGTGGGTAACACTCAATTGGAGTGTCCGTCAAGGCTATCTGCGTGTTGGTCATTTGGAGCCTCTATGAGGTTACCATGCGTTCAGTCAGATACTCGTCCAGTGAGGCTGTTGAGTTCATCGACCGCCATTTCCAGCAACGCGGTGATCGGCGCCGCTGGCCCGTCGTTTCCGTCAGCGATCTCCACATGGTCATTCACTAATGTATCCGTGGCCTGAACAAGCGCCTTTATGCGAAGGACATGTTCGTAAATGGTACCTCGCGGCATGGCGTGAGTATTCCCGCAGGCGGGTTCCATGGTCATTGTCAGAGGCTCCTGGTATGGTATTGTTACGGGGTGACAGTTACAGGGCGAAGGCAGTGGGTCAAGAAAAATGTCACCCAGTGACAATTTCGGCAATTCAGGGACGAATGGCTCGGGCAGCGTTAGGGCTAGGAGTCCGAGATGTTGCCAACGCCGCGGGAGTTTCACCTACAACCGTGACACGCTTTGAAAGGGGAGAGCAGCTGCGGACATCAACTGTGGTTGCGATTCGCGCAGCGCTTGAGAAACGGGGAGTCGTGTTTATTTCTGAGAACGGCGGAGGCGAGGGCGTGAGGATAAAGAAGTGAATTGGGCTGTGCAAGATTTGACGATTCTAATCACTTCTGCTGGATCTTTGCTAGGAGTGATTGGTGGCCTTTTCTGGCCTGCGCGTCAAAGCTTTGTTGAAAGACGAAATTCAAAGGCCGATAAAGTAAGGGCAGATCTGAGATCTGCTCTAGACGACCTAATGGAAGCGACAAGGGGATTGGAGAGGGAATTTTCCCAACATATTGGGGAGGGTGAAAGGGGTGGGTCTAGCGGCTTATTCCTAGATGATTTTCAGTTTTATCGGTTGAAACTCCGCGCCCTATCATCAATGTACTCCCTCGACTCGGACCGTCTTTGTGAAAAGCTGAGCGATGCGGCTCATTCCTTTGTGCCATTTCATTCCAGGAAAATTGGCGGAGAGAAAATTTTCTCAAGGGATCAAATGGATTACTTTAATTGTTTGCGCGAAAGTGAAAAGGCTTACAACGAAGCGGCCTCTATGATTTCTGATTTTTGGGCGCAAGTCGACAAAAAATATCCGCTAAGGTGAGAGGTGCGCGTCGCGCCACGAGAAAGGAATAGGACCGCGCGCTGTCGGGGTTGTTGCGGCACTCACCGACTGATCCGGTTCGCTTTCGGCGGACGATGTTGCCGGGGCGCGAACAGCCTGTTCCGACCCCGGGCGAATGCACCCGGGGTGCATTCTCACTCCTTCCAATCGACCATGCGCATGGCGCCCGAGACGTCGGCGGGCGGTATGCCCGCCGCTTTCGCCTCCGCCAGCGTCTTGACGATTGCCGCCAGCGCACGTGCCCGCCCGCCCGCGTCGAAGGCTTGCAGCGGGCGCGTGGTGTCGATCTCGACCGTACCGCCCAGCTTGGCGGATGCTTCGTCCGCGAGAAGGGCCGCGATGGGTTGCAGGGTCCAGATTGCCAGTTGTCGCTGCGCCTCGCGGACTGCCGGGCCGGTTGCTGCGCGATTGACCAGAGACGGCAGGACGCCATAGGCCATGAGGATGCCATCCCGGGCCGCTGCCAGCGTCTCGCCCGTCATGCTCTTGGACAGGTCCGGCGAGAGCTGATCCGGTTTCTGCCCGATCTGGGGGTTCATTCCTGCCGCCGTTGCCTGGGCTACGCCCTCGACCACCAGCGTCGCACCGCGCCGCCCCCGGAACGCCGCGCGCATGGTCGCCATGTCGTCCGCCCCGGTGTCCGGCAAGGGTACGATCAAAGAGCCAAGCGGCGCATTCTCGAAAGTTTCGGACAGAGCGGATTCTACCGCGTGCAGCATGGCGCCCGTCAGGCTGGACCGGCGCAGCGGTGCGGTGCCGATCCATGGCGTCAGGTGGTCCGCGCCGATCCGGAGGTGCAGGACTTCGGCGGCAAGGGCCGTGATCGTGCGTCCGCCGCCCGCCTCGGGGATGGATAGGCGATAGGCGCGTGGGCGCCCGTCGCGTGTCGTCACGTCCCAATCGGTCGCCGGAACAAGGCCAAGATCGGTGATCAGCAGCACCGCTTCACCGTTCAGCGCAGCAGCGCGTGCGATCATGGCCATGGTCTGCCGGGTCAGCAGCTTGGTGCCGGTCACATCTGCCATGGCAAAGCCGCCTTCCCAGAGGCTGACACAGCTTTGCACGGTCGCCGTCAGCTCCGCCACGCCCCGCCGCCCGCTGATGTAGCTGTCGCGCGCCGCCATCACCTGCGCGGTGTACCCGGCGCCGCTGGATCTCGCCTCGATCGGCCGCAGCCGGTTCATGAACCATCCGAACATTGTCACCTCCACCGCAGCGCGGCGGGCCGTGGCGCGTGCAGCCCGGTGCCCCCGCTATCGGGTTGCCAGTTGCGCGCCTCGATCTGCGCCATGGGATAGGCCGGTTTCGTGACGGCGCTGATCTCGATCAGTTCCGCCGCGCGGATCGTGCGCAGGATCACCGGGCCGCGTTCTTCGACTGACTCGCCGCCGGGGCGCACCCGGAAGCCGGGCGAGAGGCCGCGCACAAGCCCGGCCTTGTGAGCGTTCAGGAAGTCGCGGACATAGGACACTTCTGCCATGTCCGCGCCGATCCGGGCTTCGACGGTCAGCGCGTCGTCGGTTTCAGTCAGGGTCAGCGTCCCGGCCATCCGCGATGCCAGCGGCTTGTTGAAGTCGTGCCCGGACAGGAAATGCACGTCTTCGCCGCGTTCGAGCCGATCCGCGAAGGCGCGGGCCGCGATCACTTCCCGCCGTTCCCGCCCCATGCCGACGCGCTCCGCCAGAACGGTTTCCCGGCCATAGGGAAAGGTTGCCCGAAGGCGGGTTTCCCCGCCCTCGGACCGCAGCTCAAGGCTGCACTGGTGCGCGCCCCACAGCATCAGGCGGCTTCCAGTTCGAGGCCCGTCAGCAGTTCGAGCTGGGCCGGGCGCGCCACGGTCACGTCCAAGGTGGCCAGAGCCGTGATCCGCAGCCCGCCGGACTGTGCATCGCTGTAGGGGTCGCGGATCATGTCCACGGCACCCCATGCGCCGATGAAGATCGGGGCCACGCCACCCGCAGCCGTGGTCAGCAGCGAGGCGCAAGCGGCGGGGCTTCCGGTCGGTGCCGCAAGCGCGTTGTGCGTCATGGCGATGTTGGCCGCAGGGATGTTCTTCACCAGCCGGTCCCATTCGGTCACCCCGGTTCCGGTGTCGATGTAAACGCCGTCCATGTAATCCCAGAGTTCCGGGCGGATCAGCGCCCGCACTGCCGCCGGCGATGCGGCCGCATTGGCGGTCATGAAGCGCGTGACACCGGACCGGAAGGCTGCCCAAGTCGCCAGCGCACCAACTGCCGTCGATGCGATCCCGTAGGTCGCCGCGCCCGCGATCACGCCCAGCGGCTGACCGTTGGCGCCGGTGCCAAGAAACGCCGCGCGGTCCATCGCCGCGCCCATTGCGCCGCTCATGTCGCGCCGCACCGCCTGTTCCAGCGCTGCGCCGGACTGTTTCAGGGCCTTGCGCGTGATGCGCATCTGAACGCCAAGGTTGTGATCGGGCGACATGGCGCGGTCAGTCGTGGCATAGACGGTCGGCCCGGCGACGGCAGCGGTCTCGCCATCCGCCCAGCCGGCCGTGACGGTCGAGGTTGTCACCGGCCATTCCACCGCGCCCGCGTCGATGCTGATCATCTGCGCGCCCATGCGGGCGGCAACGCTGTCAGGGAAAAGACGGTCGATGATCGGGCGGGTCTGGATCGGGTTCGGGGTGCCCCCGGCGACGGTTTCACCGGCCCGGATTTCCAGCGCCTGCCACGGCACCGGAATGCCCCGGAAGCCACCCTCGCTGCGCAGCTCCGTCACGATTTCGGCGGTCTGTCCATCGAGCTGGCGCCCTTCATCCAGTGCAAGCGCGACTTGGCGCATCTCGAAGCCGGCCATCAGGTCTGCCCACTCCTGCGCGGAGCGGGTTTCCAGCTCCGAACCAGCGTCTCGCCGTTCGGTATCCTCAGCGATCAGGGCCGCGCGATAGCGGGTTTCGTTGGAACGGTACTCCCGGTCGAGTTCGTCCATCTTGCGGACTTCATCCTCGGTCGGAGCGTCCTTGCCCGCCAGTTCCGCCAGAGACTGCCGGATTTCCGACTGGCGCCGGGCGATCTTTACACTTTCAAGCATCCTTCGTTTCCTTCTGCATGATGCCTTTCCGGTCGGTGCGTTCCAGCGACTCGACCGCTTGCCGCCAGTCCTGGCGGTCTTCTCGGGGCGGGGGATGCCCGCACTCGATCCGGGTCTTTCGGGTGTGGCAGCTCGGGCAGAGCGCTTGCAGATTGCCCGGTGCATAGGACAATTCAGGATGCGTCCTGACCGGCTGGATGTGGTCGACTTCCAGCCGTCCGCCGCAGCCGCAGTGCTTGCAGCGGTAGCCATCCCGCTCAAGGATCTCCGCGCGCAGGGCCTTCCAGCGCTTTGTGCGCGTCACCCGCTTGGAATAGCGGTGATGGTCCTTGCGGATGCTCATGGCCGGTTCCCCGTCGATGCGGTGATCTCGATGAAGCCCCGGCCCGGCGGCACTTCCTTGATGCCGATGATCTCCCAGACGATCCCCTCGTGTTGCAGGCAGTCGGTGTGCAGGATCGAGCGGGCGAAAGCCGTGTCGCGGATCACGAAGCGGCTTTGCGCCGCGGTGCCGACAAAGCCCGCCGCCAACCGCTCCACGTCCGACACGTCGCGCCGTTGAGCCGGGATCGGGCTGCCGAGTGCCTGCCAATCGCTCACGGGTTCGTTCAGATCGTTTCGGCCTGTCTCGGTGAAGCGCAGCACCTGCACGCGCCGGTTCAGGTTTCCAGCATTCAAGCCCATGTCATTCTCGCTTTCGCCTTGGGAAGTGCTGCGATGCGGGCGCCTTGCGCCACGGCCAGCACCGATGCTGCCGCCGCGTCGATCCGCCCGGTCGAGCGTGCTTTCGCCAGTTTCAGGTTGTTCGCCGGGTCTCGCAGACAGACCGCATCCGCGAAGGCAGAGCGCAGTAGAAGCGAGGGCGCAGCCTGCACCTGTCCATCAAAGGCTGCGCGCCGGAAGCGTTCGCAATCTTCGCCACCGTCCCGGAAGCCCTGCCCACGCCAGACCACCGGCGCGCGGATGCCCGCCCGGTTCAGCGCCTCGGACAATTCGGCTTGCTTGTAGCGATCCATGGTGATCGCTGCGACGGTCTCACCCTCGACGTGACGCATGACTGAGGCCAGCCACGGCGCGACGGGAACAGTCTTATCACCCAGCACCGCCAGCTCGCCCCGCTCCTGCATCTCGACGTAGCGCCCGGCCACGCCATCGGATTGCCCACGGTCCAGCAGGCTGGGCATGGACGGGAAGGTACCGAGGCATTCGAGCCGCCCGGTCTCGGGCCAGTAGAATGCCGCTGCCGTCATTGAGGCGGACCCGCCAAGGTCGATGCCGATCACAACGCCGCCACGCCGGGGCGGCAGGTCGTCGGTCTCGCAGTTCAGCCATTCGTCCAAGGTGATCAGCAGATCACGGGACTCGCCGGACACGCGCTCATTGCGGTTGTAGAGCCGGAAGCTCGTGAGGCTGGACCCGCCCCGCGCAATCGCCCGCTTCGCCTGACCTTCCAGCCAGTCGAGGGTGCCGCCGATGCCATGCGGCGCACCGGGGTTGGCGATCAGCAAGCTTTCGGGATCGTCTGCGGGAAGGCCCGGCGCGGGACGATGCTCTTGCACGTAGGTTCCCGGCAGGGGATCGTCGATCCACCGGGAAAAGGGGTGCGTGTCGTCGCTGGCGGACGTGCTGATGAGGAAAGCGCGCCCGGAACGCTTGCCGAGGCCGGACAGAAGCGCGTGTTCCAGCTCGTCGCCGCGATCCAGCGCCCAGTGCCCACGCTCGTCTAGAATGGCCATGGTCGGAGCGCCGCCCAGAGCCGACTTGCCGTCCGCTGCGATCACGCGCAGGACGTGCCCGCCGCCGTCGCCCTGATACTCGATTTCAAGGCGCGGCGCGCGGCGGTAGATCAGCCGGGCCTGCACCTCGAGCGGCAGAGAGGCGGCGAAGCCTGATACGAAGTCCCAGATGATCCGGCCTTGATCCCGCGTCCGCGCGGCTGCGATGATCTCACGCCGGGGCTGACGATCCCAGATTCCCAGAAGACCGCCTAAGGCCAATCCTGCCGTGATCGCAGATTTGCCGTTGCCTCGCCCGATGCTGAGGATCGCATTGGCGCAGCCGTCTGCCATGGCGCCGCGAATGAATTGCTTTTGAAAGGGCGCGAGCTTCACCGGCTGGCCCGCGTTCGGGCCTTCGGGAATGGCCAAGCTATGCATCAGCGCAATAGCTCTTTCTGCTGGGGCCGCATTTTCCAGTTCGCCGCCGGGCGCGAAAATCGAAAACTCTCTCCCCCGGTCTCGTCCGCCCGCGAAAGTCGCGGCATTGGGACCAGATCCGAAGAGCTCGCCTTGCCCGAGGTCCGACGGCGAAAGAACAACAGGCTTAGGCGGCAGCTTCGAGCCGTCGGCCTTGCGCCACTTGCGTTCTTTTTTCGTCGCCGTCATCGCGTGTCCCTTCGCGCGTATCGCCCCACTCGGGCCTTGTCTTGCTTGCCCTTCCCAAGAGTGAGGGAGGGAGCGAAGGGCATAGGACGACTGCCCACGGCAAAGTGCCGTGGCAGTCCCTACGCCCTCAATCGTGCCGCCTTCCCTGTCGGTCGGTCGGTCGCTTCTGGGCCCGTCCGGTCATGCGCTCCTGCCGGTCGGTCGGTTGCTGCTTGCGACGCATGAGCGCTGCGCCGGGGATCGGGCCTCAACCTTTCGGACTGCCCCTTGCCTATGATCCCGCCCGTGGTAGGCTGTTCCTCAGTGGCGCCACCGTTGCTGCCCCGGCCACCACTTCAGCCCTGCGTCTGGGTGTGGCCCGCAGGGTCGCCGTTTCTCACCTTTCGATCAGTTCAAAGTCGGGTTCCGGCGCGGTGCAGATCTCTGCCACCAGCCGCCGCATGAGCTGTGCTTGCTTGACTGACGGGCGCCATTTCGGGCGCTTCCCATGTTTCGCGATGGAGCGGACAAAGCCCTTGAGCCACTCATCTGGCCCGGCCATGACGCGCCGCGTGACAAGCGGCCAGCGCAGCAACAGAATCTCGTCCAGTTCGTTTTCGGTCATACCTGCACCCCGCGATACCGGGCCGCGATCCGCGCCATGTGCGGCGACGCGGTGAGGCTTTTGGCGTCCATGGGGGAGCGACCGTCATAGTGCAGCGCCGCCTGATCCATGAGCGCTTGGGCGAGGTCCGGCGGCACGTCCGTCTCGTCGTCGCCAAATCCCGCCTGATACGTCAGGTCGATCCGCTTGGGGGTCAGGCTGTGAAAATCATCGTGCCAGCGCAGATAGGGCCGCAGACCGGCCACGAAGTCGAAGCCGGTGAATGCCGTTCCGTCGATGGTCACGGTTGGAGTGTCGCCGTCCAGCACCGGACCAACGGGCAGGTGCAGCCCATCGCAGGGGGACGGGGCGAAGATCGTCACGCCCACGGTCTGCGTCAGCAGCGCGATCTGGGCGAAGTGCTCGATCTCCGCCGCAGCGGTGCGAATGATGGTCTCAACCGCGCTCAAGTCTTCCATGGGCGCGCGTATGTGGTCGAGGGTCGCCGACGACGGAACGGGCAATGCGGAGCCGTCGGGCGCCCGGTTCACAAGCATCCTCATGGCTAAAACTCCACTTCGCTGTTGCGACGGTCGAAGGCGATCTGATTGGCGCGGCTCATGGCGTCATAGGCAGCAGCCGCGTAGCATTTCAGTTCGGCCTCGGTTGCCATTGCCGCCCAGCTCCGGGCTTCGTTCATACCGCCAAGAAACGAGGGGACCGGCGCGCCAGCGGCGCCAAATAGCACGCGGGCAACGGTTTCGGCTTGGGGGAGAGGAAGGGAGCCGAGCGACGCAAAGGCTAGCGCGGCGCGCTCATCCATCTCCAAGCGGACTGCGGCCAGAGCGCAGAAACCAGCCCAAGCGGATTCCGTGCCGAGGGTCAGGCAGAAGCCCAGCATTCGCGACATGCGCTTGTGAGCTGGAGCGATGAAGCGGGAAAGGGAAGACCGCTTTTTGCGGTTGGACAAAGCGAAGTTTTCCGCTTTGTTTTCAATGGCAATGCTTGTGCCGGTTGGACAAGTTACCGGCTTGGTTTCGCAGGAAACTGTGACGCCCCTACGGGCTGCCACTTCTCTCTTTCATGACAGCGATGACCGGGCCGGCAGGCAAGCCGCTTCCCTGATCCGCCATGCGCCGCAGCTGCGCTTTGCGGGGCGGGGTCCGGGGCGGCCGTGGGCTGCGTTTTGGCTTGGGGTTTGGGCTCGGTCGGGGCCTTGGCCCTCCGGGCGGCTGGTTGGGCTCTGAGGCGCGCTCTGGCGAGCTTTGGGGCGGCTCGTGGGGTCACCTCATGCGGTGCCCTGCGGGGCGCCGGGCTGCGCTTACAGCGCGAGGCCCAGCGTCAGCAGCACGATGGCGGCGCCGGCGGCCAGTTGCAGCCCGGCACCGGCCATGGCCGCGCCGCTGCCGCCGCCGTGCCAGGCCTCGACCCGCAGCATCCGGCCCAGCAGGCCGCCGCCGGCGATGGCCAGCAGGTTGAAGGCGGCGGTGCCCAGCCCCATGGCCAGCACCGCGAGGATGCCCGCCAGCGGGATGCCCAGACCGAAGGCGATGGCCAGCAGGAACAGCGCCCCGGTGCAGGGCCGGATCGCCACCGCAAAGATCAGCGCCGCGACCTCGCGCGGGCGGCGCAGGGCGGCGACCTCGGCCACCGTGGGGCCGTGGCGGTGGCCGCAGCCGCAGGTCTCGTCGTGTACGTGCCCGTGGTTATGGCCGCCGGGCGCCTCGCCCTGCCGCGCGCCCGTGCTGGGCAGCGGCCCGCCCGGGGCCGGTGCCGGGGCAAGCGCCGGCGCCGGCAGGGCGGTAGCGGAGAGGCGCCAGAGCGCCCGGGCGCCGCGCCATGCGATCAGCGCGCCGATGGCCATGATCGCCCAGCGGCTGGCCTCGGCCAGCAGGCCCTC